CAAACCCATAGCCGAACTAGCGCTGTCAACCAAATACTTGATCCCGCTGGCCAGGGCCTTTCCCAATGCATCAAAACTTGGCTTTAACGCCGACATCGTGATGTTGTTAATCATATCGGAGAGCGATTTTGTAATATCAAGGGTGCCGTTCCTAATATCCTCAATGATCCCTTTAATCCCAGTTGTAAAATCGCTGCCGATACTTTTCATCGTTTCGCCGTACTTGGCGTCGTCTTTTTTGGCCTGGAGGTTTTTATCTAGGGCAGCAGAGTATCCCGGGGTGAGTCCACCCGCCTTCAAGGCCGATTCTTTGGCTCGTTGCCAGTCGATGACGAGCTTTTGGAGTTTGGCCTCCTGGTCTGAAATGGACCCCATTAATTGGGCAGTTTCAAGATTAAGGTCTTCGGTTGCTTGTTGATACTGTGTCCTGACTTCTACTTGGCGCTTGAGTTCTTCAGTAATTTTTTTCGCACCCTCAAGTTCTACCTGTTTGGCCTCCGTGTCTAATTTAGCTAAGGTCTTTTTATTTTCGATTTCCAGTTTTTGGCGGGCAATGTCCTTGGCAGCGTCGCTTAATTTCTCATCTTGGTTTAACTGCGCCAGCGATTCTTGGTATGCCTTGGTCTGAGCTTGTTTTTTCTCCTCAATCATGGCCAGGGCAGCAGTGGTTTCCTGTTGCTGTAAATCCTGGAGAGACTGATAATAGGTTTGCCCGTCAATCAATCCCTCGGCCAGCTTCCTTTCTAATTCCGCTTTTTCTTTCTCATTGCTGGCTTTGAGTAAATCAAACTGGTTTTGATAATGTTGCAGGGCAGCGTCTCTTTGCGCCTTGTATAAAGCCTGTGTGGGTGCCAGGAGGTTGTCGGTGGTTTCCTTGCCGCCCTTTCCGCCTCCGCCTCCGCCTTTGCCGGGCGATTTAGGAGCATCAGCCTGAGCTTTTGCATTGGCGGCTGCGGCCTCCTGCCTAGCCTTATTGGCAATGTTTTCTTCTTCTTGTAATTTAGCCTGCAATTCAGGAGAAATAACCCCGCGGCTACTGATGCCGGAGGTGGTCTTAACTTTGAAGGTTTCCCCTGGGGTTGTCAGGGGACCGCGACCACTGATGCCGGCGTTCTTCTGGAGAGCATCCAATTCGTTATGTAGTTCGCGAATTTTGTTAATCCCATAGAGCACCCCGCCCAGGGCCACGGTTATAACAATTGACCATGGACCGGAACAGGCCAGCTTTAGACCAGTCACGGCTATGGTAGCCTGGAGGATTTTAGGGATGACTCCAGCTAAAGCCGTGCCGAGCCCTATAACCCATCCAGATATTTTCGATAGAACTGCTATTTCCAAAAGAGCTTTGATTAATGCTTGATGTTGGCCGATAAAATTAACCACCTCCCGGCCTGCATTGGCTATAGTGGTCACCCAGCTACCAATGGCAGCCCCCCATGACTTTAAGCTCTTCTGGTTTGCATCGGCCCATTTTTTTAAATCCATCCATCCCTGGGTCATTTCCTGCACCGCAGTGCCCATCACCGGAGCAAATAAGGCCCATAGAGCGATTCTGGCTTCCTCAGCAAAACGAGCCATCGATTGAAGCTGCTTACCCACCGAGGCGTCCGCCGCCGCCGCGATTCCGGCAAATCCAGCCGACAGCCGCATGACCTCATTGAGCATAGCCTGGGTCTTTTCAACCGCATTCAATTGTTCTTTGGTCTTGCCCAGGGTGGCCGCAAAACGCTTGTAAATGTCGTCCGTATGCCCCACCTGGATCATCAGGCGGCGGAGGGTTTCCTGCTCCCCGGAAATAATTCCCTGCATCATCCGATTCAGGGCTTCGGAGGTATTGATTCCGGCCACTACCGCGATATCCCGGGCACGAGTAGCCAGGTCCTTCAACTGGTTCAGAGGTATTCCGGTAGTCAATGCCTTCGTGACGGCCGTCATGGACTCCTGAGTAGTGATTCCGGCACGTTTGAGTTCGTCGACGTAGAATTTCAGGGACTGCGCCGACACCCCGTAGGTCTTGCCCACCTGCTGCATGGCGATTTCCAGGGTTTCGGTGCGGGCTCCCACCATGGCGGCGTTTTGGGCAAAACTCTTCAGGGCGGTGGCGATCTCATAAATCCCCACGGAGACCCCGGCGAAGGTGAGGGCCTGCTTGACCGACTGGCCTACGCCCTGGGCCATATCTTTAAAACCCTGCATTTCGCGGCGGCCCTCGGACAGATTCTTTTTCATGTCCGACAGATCCACTACGATTTTGCTGAGCAAGACTCCGAGAGCTTCGTTATCGGCCATGTCAGTCCTTTTTGGGTTTCATGGGTAATCCACTAAAAAATGCTATGGCTTCCGGAGAGAGCTTGGTTCGCTTGGGCTTTGCCATATGAGGCCGATCTTCCCCGCTGGTATCCATTGACTTAAGCCAGGCATTCAAGACGTTCCCCTTGCCGCTGCCGATGGTTACGTCTATGGCATTCGTGACCGCGACTGTCAGTCCCAATACCTCGGCTTTAAGATCATCCCGCCGGTTTTCCATTTCCGCCCGGTATAGATTTACTACCAGGTCCATGGGGTATTCATGCAATAGATCGTAGAGGCGGTGAGACTTTGATAAAGCCTGTAGCGCCCGGGTAAAATTTAAGCCGCCCTGACCATGCTCTTGCACTGACTCATGATCAGGGGCAAGGAGTTTTTTATCCGGCCCACGTTCTGGGCGATAATCGTCAAAGCGATGGGCATGATTAAGTCGGGATCGATTTCTTCAACTTCATCTTCAGAAATTATGAGAGTAACCCCGATGATTTCGCCGACATATTTAATGGCATCCGGCAAGAGCATAATGATGTCAAGCCAGTGTTCCTTAAATTTTTCTTCGGCGTTATCAATCGTGATCCCCATGTCTTTTAGGGGTGGCAGGATTGCCAGTAAGGGCGGCAAAACCTTTTTGAGTCGCCCGAAGGACCAGGGCTTGATTTTATAGGGGCCGATCTCAATTTCCGAAAGCAGAACGTCAAGTTCATCCGGCCCCGCCGTCTTATCTTTTCCAGTCGCCATTAACCCTCCGGCCCCGGCTTATGATTCGCTCAGGGCTTCCCAATCGGCATAGGGTGAATCCGGGGTAACCGAGTAATTATCCAGGGCTTCGAGTATCATGGGCAGCCGCAGTTCTTTTTCGGGGTCGAACTCCAAGTCGCCAGAGGCCTTCAGCCGGCACTTGTGGATGTGGCACTTACCCGACAGCCCGACATCCGGAGCAAAATCCATCCGGGCCGCACCCACCTGGTAGTCCGCGGCACCGATGGGAAATTTGAGGCTCTCCCAAGTGACATGCGTAAAGCTCACCATGACCTCTTCACCGTCCTCCAGAAATCCGCCGGCCAATCGCCCGACCCGCCCCGAAATCAGCCCGCCGGTGACCTGGCCCGGGTCCAGGATATAATCGGTGTTCTGCACCGCGTTCTGCCGGATACAGTTGATAGTGGCCGGGGTAGTCCAGGGCGTGGTGGCCGTGATCTGAATCCAATACATCGCTTCGGAACTGTTGACGATGGTGGTTTCCCAGTCAGCCGGCAGATCCCAGTTCATCTTGCCATCCGCGGCCAGGGCCGCCGCCGCGCCGCCCAGGTTGGCTACCGCAGACCAGGCGCTGCCATCCCAATATTTCACCACCACGGCGCCATAGACGCCTTCCACGGCGAAGTTGAAATAGGCCTCGGTGAACGGGGTCAACTTGCCCAGGTAGAGAATATCGTCGGCCTCTTTGAGCGTAGCAAAGGCCGTTCCCGCCAGGGTGTCAGCCTCAGCGGAATGATCCAGGTAGGCCAGGGCCGACTTGTCATAAAGGAAGCACTTGTCCAGGAACTGGCGCACTGTCACCGCCGAGACCCCGTATTTCCCCAGGGAGGAGAGCAGCGTGCCGCTCAGGGTGGCTTTCTGGTCCACAATGGCGTCGGTGCTTTCGCCAACCACGGTAATTGCGCCGCCCTTCATAAAAGGCCGCAGGTTGTCCACCACCGGGTCAATCAGGGTAAATTCCAGCGTGAACTCTTCCCGCTTGGAAATGATATCGAGGAGCCGCAGCTTCCCGGAACGTTGCGAGTCAATCCGCAGCTCATCGGTTTTTTGTTTAATCTTCACGCTATTGGGGACGATTTCTCCCAAGTCGCGCATCCCGGCACCGGTATCAAAATTGAGAATGATACCACCGGGGACGGTGATATTGTCTAAGCTCGGCGGGGTTGGCATGGTAAAGCCCTCCTAAGTTAAAATGGTGGTAAAGGGGTTATTAAGGGCGTGACCGTAGGTGACCCGGTAACGCAACACGAGTTCGCCAAACGCCTCGTTACCAATAGCCGGGCGCTTTAGTTCCTCTTCAACTTTTTTTACTGGGCTGGCCAGGACTGAGGGGCCAAACATCACCATGTAAACCTGGGCGGCGATCTCATCCGCCTGGTCATAAAAGGTTTGGAAGCCATGATCCTTGTCTGCCTTGAGCCTGATAAAAGCCACCATTTCAAGAGATAGAATCCCTTCGGCATGGCGGTTACCTCGTTCCCGGGTAAGGGGGTCGGCCTCATAGAAAAATAGCTGCGACTGCTTGATCTTCTCCAAGTCAGTTCCTATCGGGTCACGCCGGTGCACCTTGTCAACTCCGGCGACCCCGGCTGCCAGGGCCGTTTCCAAGGATTTCATGAACTGCGTCTGGATGGTGTCTGCCATGGCCCTAACCGACCTTGATGATTCCGGCTCTTTTGAGTTCTTCCGTTAAAACCGGCTTGGCCCACTGAACGATATCCACCTGGGGATCAATCCGGCGTTTGATGACTACCGAGTTCTTGAGGATGAACAAGGGGATGATTGTACCCTTGGCCATCTTTTCCCCCGCCGCCCGGCGCTGCCGGACACCTTCTGACCGTGCATTCGGGCCGCCAACCTTGCCGAAAATGATTCCCTTGGCTATGAAGGTCGGCATCCCCAAAAACGTCCATTGCCCACCCGCGTTAACCATCCGCCCCTTGGCAACCCCGGCATTGGTCTTGGCAAAGTCAGTCGGGATGGTCAGGAATCTTTTCTTTGCCTTGATGGTGCCGCCGGTGAAATGGATTCTGAGATAATTCACCCCGCCAGTAATTTTGGAAGTCACAACGGTTCCCTGCGCGGTGGCTGGCTCTGCCTTCAAGCTCTTGGCCGCAGCGCCGGTGCGCTTGGCAAGAGAATGATCGCTGGCCCCCGCCATGTGCTGCCGCAGCAGCTTCGCCTCAACCTTTTTGGCCGTGCGGGTAACCGCCCGGATCGCCTTGGGGATCAGGGCATTGATGATCTTGTCCAGGCTTTCAACAGCGTCTTTGTCCGCCATTACCCAGGCCTCACGCGGTAACGGTTAAGGGTAGCCTTCACCGACTCCAGCCACTCGCCCACCTGCATCTTGTTGATCGTGCCATCCGGGAGGGAGACGGCGCTCAGGCCGGGGTCATTGCGCCGGCGCCATTCGTAAACCACCTGCTGGCAAATAGCGCCTTCCAGGTCCGCCGGGATGGGGACGTAATCAGCAGCCGAGAAGTTATCGCCTTCGGGAGGATCGTAGCCGCCGGTGTAAGTCACCCGGTAAGCCTTGACCCCTGCCGGCCAGCACCCGCCGCCCTTGTACCCGATCATTCCGGCCTTAGCGTTCACCAGGGCATAATCGGAGGTGCCATACTCGGTAGCCGCATCCCATTCCCAGGTATAGGAATAAAGAATCTCAGCGATTTCGGACACCGGCATTTCGGTCAAGAAGAGGAACCGGCCCCCACCGTCGTGATAGGACACCCGCTCCACCCGTTCAAACTCACGGTTGCAAAACCGTGCGGCCCGGGCCGAGAGTTCGGTGATCTTGGCCTCAAGTTGCGCCTGCACATCGGCATCCAGGGCTTCGGTTTCGCCTAGGAGCTGCTGCACATTTTCGATGGTGGTCAGGTCCATTATTTCCTCTCCGGCGGTTCCTTAATCATGCGATCCCGGGGCGGTTTATCCGGGGCCTTCCGCTCCTGTTTCTGCTCATCCTTCTGGCTCAAATCATTTTCTTCTTGCGCCATTTCCGCCCCCGGTAGATAGCCCAGACTCCGGCCTCTTCCCATTGGCCCTTGAACCCCAGATCATCCAGATGATCTTGCAGGACCTGCCGGTCATGATAAGTCCACAACTCCCGGCCCGGCTTCACATCATGGGAAAGGATCTGAAAAGTCAGACCGCCCCAATGCTTCAAGAGCCGGTGCGCCTCTTCGAGATACCGCTTCACCGTCTCGGTATCCGGGATGTGCTGAAAAGTGATGATGGAGAACACCCAATCGAAATAGTTGTCCAAAGGCAGCCCGATGATCCCGGTCCCGTCATAGTGGAGCATTTGGATGTTGCGGCCCTTGATAAACTCCTGGCCCGCGTCAACCATGGCCTGGCTTGCATCAACCCCGATGCAGTGCTCCGCTCCCCGATCATACAGGGGGATAAGCAGGCGCCCCAGGCCGCAACCGATTTCCAGTAACTTCCGGGCCTTGGGGGGCGGCTTGAGCAGGCCCAAGTGGTAGTTCACGTTCTTCTCAGACCAGTCCCCGGTGATGGTTATCTTGAGGCCGTCCAGGGGCTTGTTGTCGAAAAACTCTTTGACGAAGCTACGGGTCATGGCTTGGCCTCCAGAACGTCCCAGTAAACCGCCGCCAGGTCCTCGCCCATGACTTTCAGGGAGGCGTGGGCTTCGCAGTATTCCCGTGCAGCCTGTCCCTGAATCAGGTAGTTCTCGCCGCTCAGGGCCTCCAGGATAGCCGCCCGGTAAGCCCCGGCCTCATAGTCCACCCTCACTCCCGCCGCCTCATGGACGCCGCCCTGGAGCCCCTGGCGCCAGATAACCGGGACACCCTTAGCCATGGCCTCAAATGCCGCGGCGCAGAATGACTCGTTTCGGCTGGTGTTCACCAGGACCGCCGTTTCATCCAGGACGGTCCAGTAGTCTTGAACCCGGTAGTCAGACAAAATCTTGAACTCGAACCCCGGGGGCAGGGGGAAGTCCTGCATAATCTTTTCCATGAGAGGGTAATGCTTGGCCCAACGGCCCTTGTCGCCGGCCCACAAAACGAAGCACCGCGGACCAGCTTTCCCAGGCCGCAGTTTGCCCGTGTCCACCCCATGCCGGATCAGGCACACGAGGCCCCGATCTTCTGGCTCTTCGAAATAGTTCAACCGGACAACCGTCGCCCGGTAAAACCACTCCCGGCCGTATGTAGCTTTCCACCCGCCGTAGCTTTTCAGGGGTGACCGGGTGATCGGCCCGATAACGTCCGGGGGGGCCATCCCGGCCCCATGCATGACGGTTATGATCCTGGTGTCGTCAACATGGGTAAGGTCTGCATCGGCCAGGAAATCTGAAATTGCGCCAGGCGAGGAGAAATGATGCCGGAAGCGGGCCTTTAAGAGAAACTCAGGGTGTAGGCCCAAGGCCGCGACGAGCGCATAGTTGGTGGCGCAGGTGCCCCCCCACTTCTCGCCAAAGCCCTTATAAGCGCCCCCGATGTATTTGACCCGGATCGTCAATTTAGCACCTCCAAAGCCTTGTCCCCGTTCAAAATACTCGTGGCCATGTTTTTGTCGTGGATTACCATGTCGCAATACCCCTCCGGGATCGTGACGACCCGGACAGGTTCTCCTAATTCTTTGGCAAGGTGGCCATGCTTAGAGTAGTAGATATTCCAGTAATTCCCCCCTTCAATGTCCGGCTGATAAAGCGCCAGAAACATAGATGTGCTCTGCTCATGATAACGTTGGCCCATGCGATACCGGGTCAAGGTGTAGAGGTCCAGTTTCCAGGGCTGAAAGCTAATTATCAAGGGTTTGTCCGGCTGCCGGGATACCTCCGCATGAATCCGGGAAATAAAGTCGGGGCTTACCAGGTCGTCACAATCAACCCGAGTCTGGATATGAGAGCGGGGGATATTATGGTTCTGACAGGTCTTGGCGATCCCCATAATCTCATCCTCAATTCCGTACCCCTGATATGGATGTACTTTCGGGTGTAGCGCATCCACGACCTCATTATGCGCCGGATAGCACCGCAGCCAGATTTCAAAGTTCTGGTCTGTCTGGCGCAGGAACCGCGGAAGCACCATGCTCCGGTAGAAGGCCAGCCGCCATTCCCATTGCGGATCTTCCGGCTTGAAAGCCATGCGAGTAATGACATGGTGGATCAATTCATCTCCTCACATTTGGCCGTGACCAATCCGATATTAGCTATCCCCAGCCTGACTATCTGCCGGATTTGCTTCATATAGCAGGCCCGCAGTTCCGAGCCGAACCCGGTATCGGCTTTCACGGTGAGCTGGTTATCGTGGACCCGGCGCCGCATCAATATCTCTTGGCCGCACCGATGACCGATTTCGGCGGCTGGCAGACGCTTTAAAAATTCGGTATCCGCCGCGCACCGCCAGGGCATGAACCCGCCGACCGCTAAAAACTTTTTCCGCCCGATGAGAAAGACCCCGCAGGCTTGCTTGACATTGCCCTTAGAATCCTCGCCCATCATGTAGACCGCGACATCAAACCGGCCCTGATTTAGTTCTAATAAGGCGGTGACCATCCCCGGCTCAGCCGTGTCATCAGCATCGAAAAAGAGGATGAGGTCATGCTTCGCCTTGGCCGCCAGGCTGTTCTTGACCAGGTACGGGCCATAATTCTGATCGAACCAAAAGACCCGCAGATTTTCATAGTCCCGCAATATTTTGAGCGCCCGGCGCCTGGAAGACTTACAGGCGTCAATCCCCAGGAGGATTTCGTACTTGGCTCCCCCGGCGAAGTGACTTTGAGCCACCAGGGAGTCAAGGCATTCCTGGAGAAAATCAGCCGCCTTCCATGCCGGGATGACAATAGAGACCCCTTCCGGCTTTTGAGGGACCGGAAGGGGGGTAGGGGAGGGAGTGACAACGGGGCTTACCAGGGTCAGTTTCCAAGCATTATCCCGCACTAGGCCGGGTGATGGATTCTCTAAGAGGTCCCCGCCCCCCAAAACACGCTGGCATGGGAGATGGATCGTATAGCCTGGCTTCACCTGGTAAACCGTTGCTTCCATGTTTCTCCTGTTTTAGACGCTGAACTCTACGTCGTTGACCTGAGTAACCGGGTTAATCTGTGCCTGGGAAAGAACCGCCACCGCGCTCATGGGGACGGTCTGGTTAGCCACAACGTTAATGGCCCGGATATAGCGTTTCCGGCCCCGCAGATTGATACGGCCAACGTAGGTCAGGGCGCCAGTGCCCGCAACCTTCTGTGCAAAATCCGCGTCGGTAATGTCCGCATACCCGGACCCCAAAGCATTGGACTCCTCGATGTGAACGTCAACAGTCCCGTTGCTGGGGATAACCCCCAGAGCCAGAATAATCAGGGCCTCGTCATAGCCCCGGCAGTCAATTCCGGTGCCGGTAGCGGTCCCGGCAGTCTGGGCAACGGGGGTAAGAAGTACCTTGGCAACCATTTCCTGAGAAGCAGTTCCTTTCGGCATGTCAATTCTCCTTATGGTAACGGGGCCAGAACCCTCAGACCCTGGCCCCCATGTCAGGGTTCAGGGTTTAGCTGGCGGCGATCCGGGCGGTATTGCAGAGGCACATGCTCTCAGCGTGTCGCAACGCCGTGTCAACTTCGGTGAGAATCCGCACCCAAGTCTGGTCAGTGGCGAAGGCGGTCCCGGCCACGTTGGAGGCCATGATCTCGAACCCCATCCATTCGCCGATCAGCACTTCCAGCCAGTTACCGAAATAAATCTCGGTCATATTGGTGGACCCGCCACCACTCAGATTGATCGGGAGTTGCGTGGACTCTGCGAAGGGGTAGCCGATGGCCGCGCCGATCTGGGGGTCGGTCAAGGGCAGGAGCGGGTATTCACCGCCGGTATCCCCGGAGAAATACGGGTTCCGTAGCTTCCGCAGCACATTGGAGATGGCCGGGTGAAACACGAACCCCAGCTTGCCGCGCAGGGCATTGTCCACCGCCAGCTCATACCGCATCTGCGGCCAGGGGTTGACCCAATCGGGAACCGCGCCCGCCCCGGTGCCCAGGGTGACGGTATTGATCCCGGTCGTGTTGGCGATACCCAAGGGCTGGTTTTCCGAACCGGAGCCGCGGAGAATGGCCAAATCCAGGGCCAGGCCCAGTGCCATAGCAAAGTCCTGGCGCACCAGGGCCTCTGCCGACGGGGACCCGCGGCGGATCAGTTCGTTGTTGATATAGGTCAGGCCCGCCAGCTTCTTGGGGACCATCTTGATCAGACCCGTCCCCAGGTCAGACGGGGTAATGGCGGCGCCCTCACCTACCCAGTAGGCGGTGCATCCGCCGGTCTGCTTGACGAAGGTCACCGGGCTCCCTGTGAGGCCGGAGAGGACCCGGGCCCCCATGCGCACGCAGACCGCCTCGGCCCGGTACATTTCGATGAAGTCGGGCATGGCCTGAGCCGGGACCAGATAGCCGCCGGTCGCGTCGTCCGTGGTGGACATGGTACGCTGTTGCGCCGTCTGCCGGAACACGTCGGCCTCAAACCCGGCGTTCTTCCAGTTGTCCATGGGGACGTTGTTTTTGATGTAGGGCAGCGCCCGCAGGATGGAGAATTGATCAGCGTCCAGTTCGAGCCCAGGGATTCCCGCCCACTTGCGACTCTTGGCCTGCTTCTCGAACTCTTCCAGGCGCTTTTCCAGGGAGCTATGTTTCTCCTGGAGCGCCGGGAACATCTTGAAGAGGTCGAGCAATTTGATGGCCTGGCCGTCCTCGGTTTTGGTTTCGAGCTGGCCCTTAACCTCCTCCAGCATGGTTTTGATTTCTTGAGCAACGTTGGTGTCAGGCATATTCGCTCCTTTGCCCGGTTACTTGGCCAGGCAGGGTGATTGCTTCAGTTCTTTGGTGAGGTGCATGATTTCCGCCATATCCAATGATCCCCCCGCTTGTCTCCCCCCCTCAGGCTCTTCGCCGGGGTTTAACGCGAGAGAATAGATACTCGGGGTAGGGGTAGCCGCCTTGCCCTCATCATCGGCGGGCTCGGCCGCGTCCAGGACTTGCTGGATCATGGCCTGGGCATTTTTCAAGGCCGTCTTGTTTTTGGCGCTGAGGACGGCCCCGGCTTTGGTGTCAACTGTCACCTTGAACTGCTCATGAAAGACCTTGATCGCATCCTGCCGGATCGCTTCTAATTGATCTTCCGAGATAACCAGATCGAATTTCACCGGGGCAACTATGGCTCTGGCTGCGGTGAGTTCGGCTTCCAGATCGCTAACCTTTTTGCGGAGGTCAGCAATAAGGTCTTCCCCAGTTCTTTCTTCACCCTCCTGGGGCTGAAAAAGCCGCGCCTGCTCTTCCTGGATAACCCCCTTCTGCACCGCATTCATCAGGGCGTAGGGGTTAGCGGGGACAGGGACCGCGGAGAGTTCGTAAAGGTCCTGTTTTAAATATTTAGTGCCAGTCCGGGGCCGGTATCCCTGTTCATCCGCTTCGCCCAAGATTGGCTCCCATTCGAGCCCCTGGAAGCCTACGGAGGTAGCCCGGAGGAACCCGCCCAGATAAAGACGGTAGACTGTCTCGGGCGTGGGAACGTGCGTGGGCCAGCCGGCGACATTAATTTCCTCATCCTTGGGAAAGTAGACCTGGAAAGCCAGGGCGCCGTCGGCCTTGGTTACCTTCCGGGTCGTGCCCACCGGGGGGACGCTGTAGTTATGCGCCCACAGGAATTGAGGATTTTTCAGGTAGTGCTTCAGATCCCAGCCTTCCACCTCAATGATGTCGCCGTAGCGGTCCACGTCGGCGGTGGAGCCGATGAACTCAAGAACGCGATCATCAGGGGTGCCTACCTGCCGGACCTGGAAATCTAAGGCTTTATGTAGTAGGGCCATCACTTGCCTCCTTATTTTCCTTTTCGTAAACCGGGGCCTGCCATTGCACCGGATCGGGGGACTTCTGGCCGCCTTCGCTAAAGACCAGAAAAAACTCCCCGGTCTCCCGGTCCACGCCGCTATTGAGCAGCTTGAAGTTCTCAGGGACACCCTTGTCTGTCAGCCGGGCGGCAAACCCATGTTCCCCGCTGACCTTGGCCCCGATGCGCACTAGTTCCGCCAGGAGGTGGGGTGAGAATCGGATTCCGAGTTTTACCGGCATGGCCTCAATCCCCCAGCACAGGAATCCCGACACACCGGCAGTTGATAACTTCGCCAGCCGCCCCCGCCGGATCGCAGGGATACCGGCAGCCGTTCGGGAAGGTTTCGCCTCTTTTAATCACCATGCCGGATTGGGCAATATGGGAATTTCTTACATTCCCATCTCCCGCCGTGCCCCACTCGATTTTCTCCACCTTCAACTGATCCATGGCGGCATCCCGGGCCGTTGCCATGGCCTGCCCAGTTTCCGTTCGGGCTATGGTCAGGCTGCGGGAGAATGAGCCGTGGGCGGGGTGCTCATAGGAGTTGAAGACCTCCCGGACCCGGTCCTGTAGCAGGCTCACTGATTCGACTTGCGACAGACCCTCAGAAAGGGTTTCTCTCAGCTTGTCCCGGGTAATGTCATTGATCTCCACCACCTTGATGAGCTTGTCCTTGAGCACATCAATAGCGGCGCTGTCCTGGATGACAAACTCGGATAAATCGAACCCAAGCTCAGTGTAGATGGCCTGCCCCGCCTCCTGCCCTGCATTCAGCCAGAAGTTCCAGGACATCTTCTGCAATTTTTCGTTGGCCTCCTGGAGGTCGAATAAGAGGTCATCGACAAATTCTTTCTTGACGGCGCTCACGGTCTTATCATCACCGCCCAGTCTGTCGGCCAGAAGCTGCAACTGGACCTTGCGCTGCTCATAGAAGTACCGCTTGATTTTGCTGTGGAACTTCTCTTCCATGGCCGTGCGCAGCTTATTAAAGTTGAGCCAATAGCTTTTGGGGTCACGCTTGGCTATGGCCGGGGCAGGCAGGGATTTAGGCGGCACATCCTGAATCGATATGACCGTAGCTTTTTGAGGTTCGGTGGCCGGGAGAGCGGCAGCGTCGCCCACCGGTTGCAGGTTGAAGGGGATATATCCGGTATCGCCGCCTTCAACTTTAGGCAAGCCCAGGTCCAGATATTCATTGACCACATTGGCCGGGTAGCCCATGGCCCAAAGTTTTTCAGCCTGCCCCAGGAGGAGTTCACGGTCTTCTTGCAGGGCCGGGATGGATTTGCGGTCAAACTCCGGCCAGACCTCCGGGCCGGTTAACCCCCGGCACAACTGGCTCCACAGGATAAGTTCGATCAAGGTCATTTTGGGGTCGAGAGTCGTTTCCCAAAATTGTTTCCGGCGCACCTTTTCCCGCGCTTCTGAGCCAACATCTTCATTGAGGCCCAGTTCGCCTATGGGGACCTTATAGACCCCGCCGCAGATCTCTTCCCGGTTGTACTTCCGGCCCTCCAGGAAATCCATGTCACGCTGAGACAGACCAGCTTCCTTGTATTTGAGCCCGCCCTCCAGGAGCCCGATCTGATGAGCCTTGCTCACGCCCTGGTGGCGGTCGTTGAACTGCGCCAGGACCCGATCAAACTCTTCCTGGCTTAAATTTTCTTCGGATTCAAGGAAGCCGCCAAGCTGTGCCCCGTTCTTGAAAAAATTGGCATTGTATTGTGCGGCGTGGTAATCCTGCTCAATTCCCAGGGAGGCAACTGACACCGGCGAGAGGCCCCGGTAATCATCGTAAGGATTCGGATACCGGAAGAACACGACCTCATGCGGTTCTAGGGGGATTCGCTGTCCGCCTTTCCGGTAAATCCACCCCCGGGTGCCGCCGTTCGCTGCCGGCACATGCTCAAATCGGTTGGGGTGAAAGGTCCAGATTTCTTTGGGGACGGCGGTGATATTGGGCCGGTCCAGGATGTAGAATGCCTCCCCGGTAATCCCCAGGAAAATCATGGTGGCCTCAATGAGTTGGTATCCGCTCATCATGGGGTTCGGGGTTTCAAAGAGCTTGACTATGGGGGCGGATTCCACCAGGCGCTTATTTTTCTTGGTTCCGGCGTAGAAGTTTAGGGGAACTCCGGCGATGTTCTGGGCGATGGCATTGACGCAGGCATAGACCCAGACGTGCTGAGCATAGGGTTTTGTCACGCCGGGCCGGAGATTTAACAGGCTAAATGACCCCGCCATGAACATTTGTTCAATGGCGCCGAAATTGGGAGAGGCAAGGGCAGGGGCGTCGGCCTGGCGCACTACCAGGTCAAGGCCGGCGTCCGCACCGCCACCCCAAAAACCGCGCAATCGCTGTATATATTCCAGCCCCTGGCGAATGAGTCCCATGTCTGGTCTGATTTTCAGGGCACACGAATACCCTGTCAAGACGGGCATTTGTTACCAAATGAGTGCCTAAACCCAATTTATTTAATAATTACATCAAATAAGCTGCCCTGTTGACTTGTCATTTTCAAGTGGGTATAATTCCCCCATTGAATGTGAATACACAGGAGGTAACTCATGATCACAACAAGAGAATTAGATGTTATCAGATTAAGATTTGTGGAGAAAAAATCTATGAGGGTCATTGCGACTGTTCTCGGTATTTCAATCGAAAGGACACGCCAACTGCTAAACAAAGCCCTTAAAGGGATAATGTATGAAGAAGAGGTTGCGAAGTGGAAACGGAAGATAGGGATCGACCACCTCAGCGATGATTTGGTGCAGTTAATTTATACAGTTGACTCAGAATTAATAGAGAGGGTTAAGAAACTCATTAGGAATTGGGGCATAAGAGAACTCTCTGATTTTCGGAAAATCAATCTTAAAAATCCGCACACAAAAAGCGTAGGAGTGGCTACGGCCTTAAAGATAAAGCTGGCACTTCTAAAGTTGGGGGTTCCATATGACTTAGACGATTTTGAGACTATCCAACGGAAGCTCGACGGGTCTGATAATTGCGACATCGGTTTGAAATTACGATTCAAGATTTTTAATAGAGACGGCTTCGCCTGTCAGTATTGCGGACGGAGCCCGCGAAAAGACCCCAGCGTTATATTACATGCTGACCACATAATACCGATTTCCAAAAAAGGAGGAAATGGAGAGGAAAACATGATTACTGCTTGCCGCGAATGCAACCTGGGGAAAGCCGACACTACTGTCAACCTGGATTCGGAATAGGCAAAAAAAAGACCGGAGCCCCCGAAGGGACTCCGGCTTGGGATGTTAGTAAAGCAGGTAGTCGATCCTTACTGCACCGCCTCCTTGAGCGCCTTCTGCGCCTTGAAAACAACCTTCCGCTTGGCCGGGATGTCCAGGACCTCCCCGGTGATCGGGTTCCGGCCAGTGCGGGCCGCGGTGATTTTGGTGCTGAACTTGCCGAAGCCAGGTAGGGCCACTTCTTTGCCCGCTTTCAATTCCTCCGTGATCTGACTCAAGAAAAAGTCCAGATAGCGGGCGGCTTCCTTTTGGGTGATCTGTTGGATTTGTGCCGCCTCTTTAATCATATCCGTTTTAGTCATAAACCCCTCCTGCTTTTGGATGACCGCGACTCGCCGCCGCGGGTGGTTGTGTTATGGCACCTGCTGTCCCTGCATTTGAATTATCCGCTTAAGCTGTTCAGCAAATTCGCCTGAGATTTTCAGAAAGGCCTCTTTCAGTTCGGCCCTGGTCTTGACTTCATCCGCGCTCTGAGTCGGGGCATTCCAAAGAGGGATCACGGTTACGCCGACAAAGAGGTCAAAGTTTTTCATGCCGCCTCCTGTATCTGCGCCAGGATTATTCGGCCCTCTGCCAATCTCTCAATTCCAAGGTGAGCAACGCGCCGATAATCCATATAGCGCCAGTAATGCCATACCCGGTTGATTGCCTCTACTTGTTCTTCATCCGTATTGACATACTGAACGCAAGGGGGTCTTTGGGGGTTCCACATCATGCCGCCTCCTGCGCCCGCACCGGGGCCACCTGGCCATCCGATATCCACCAAACCGCGAGCTCCGGGATGGGGGAGGGGTCGGCGTGGTCACTGGTGGCGAAGCAAAGGATCGTGTCAAAGTCCTGGCGAATAGCCAGGAGGAAATCGATCAGATTGGCTCTGTTCAGGGGGTCGAGAATGTCGGCTTCGTCGATCATCAGGAGGCGGGAGCCGGCCAGGGTAGCCAGCACGAATTGAAACGCGATCCCTGCCCGATACCTGGCGGACTTCGAAAGCAGGGCGTACGGAGTGGTCCCCCGGCACACCTCCAGATCTTGCGTGAGACGCAGGGGTTCATGTTCATCGATATCCGGGAATAAATACCCGGATGCAAAGGCAAGCCGTTCATTGACCGGCCCCAGGGCCTCAGCGATGAGCTGAGAGGGGATACCGTCCGGAGCCAGGGCCTTGGCCAGGGCATCGTAAAGGGCAATCTCCTTTTCGGCCTGGGCGATCTTGGCTTGGGCCGCGTCCGCCGCATCCTTCTTGCGCCAGAACTCCCGTACCGCGTCCAGGAGTTCGTATCCGGTTTTCATGCGGAGGTCCAGGGCGGTGATCTGATCATCGATGGTGGCGGTGTCCTGGGCCTGCACCTGAGCTTCCTTGATCTTGGCGATCTTGTCGGCCAGGACCTGGCGCTGTTTGCAGTAGTCGTCATAGGTGACCTGGGCCAGCCGGGCCGCGGCAAGGTCGGTTTCGATGAGAGTGACTTCCTTTTCCTGCTCTTGGAGGTCGGCCTTGGCCCTAGCTATAACTGCCGGGACGATGCCTGTTGGTATAGTGCCCTTGACGGCTTCCTTGCCGGCGCTGGGGCACCCGATGTTGAAAGCCGGACATAGGGCCGGGAAGTTCTGCGGGTCCTGTCCTTCGGTCATGGCGCCCACATCCCTTTGCAATGCCTCCAGGATACCCCGGTTAATTTCCAGGGCCTTGACGAAATCCTCCACCGGGCGGTCGGGGTCCGGGGGGTCCGGGGGGGATGCTTCCAGGGAGACGAGGGCCGCTTCCAATTCCGGGAGCTTGTCAACCTTGGCTTCTACCTTGCCGCGGTTGCGCTGCAACTTATCCCGTTCGGCCCGGAGAGCCGACAGCCCGGCTTCCACGTCCGCCGTCTGGATGTCGGGGAGGATACGGAGCACCCCGCCGATGGTGGCCTTGGGTTCGGGTTCTTCTGCTGCGAATTCCTTGACGATCCGTTTGGCCACGATCCGGCGATTGATGGCTTCGGTTTCGGCGGCGGCAAAGCCTTTTTCAATAGCCACTTTGGCGAGGTCGTTTATGGGGCCAACCGTGTGCTCTTCAAATTTCACTTCTCCCAAGGCGCTTGATAGTCTGATAGCCAAATCGCTGCGCGTCGGTGAGAGCCCCGGCAACAGCCGAAACAGCACCTCACGCCGGGCCTTGTCCTCCAGGGAGAGGAAGTGAAGGGGGTCCGCCAGGATGGACAGCATGACCGCATCTTCGGGGATAGGGCCGGTGACACTAGCCGGTGTCTTAGGCGTCTTCTTGCGGGTCGTGGTGGTCTTGTCGGCCCAAGTGATCGTGACCTCCGCTGTCTTGGCCCCCTCGTGGATGAAAGCCGCCTGTTGTTCGTGGGTCTTGAGTCCCCGGGCCTGGCCGGTGAGCGCCCAAGAAATTGAATCCCTCAAAGAAGATTTTCCCGCCTCATTAGGACCCGCACAAAGATGGATGGGTGCTCCTGACAAATCCCATTTCACCGATTCTATGGCAAGAAAATTTTTGACAGAAAGATGCTGTATTTTCATGATACCTCCGTTATTGTTTGCCATTGACCCGATAAAATCTCCTGCATTCAGGGTGGCAAGCTTGACCTTGTTTGCCGATGGACAGTTGAATAGGGTCATCATGTAGTTTGCAGATAGTACATTTTCGCCAGTTCGCGTGTCCACATGCATTTAACGCATATCTTGGCTGCCATGATTCATCCCTTAACCTTGCTGAACCCGATCTTCTCAGTCTGCTTACTCGGAGCCCCGGCCAGGATCGCCTCAAGCAGGTCCTTCCTCTTGAGCTTCTTAAGGCCACGCTCCAAGCTGGTCTTTGTCAGATTCAATAGCCCCCATACCTGGTCAACTTCCAGGCCCTCGCCCAGCAGCGTCTCGGTAATCTCCCGTGGGTCCAGGTCGTAGGATGTGCTGAGGGAGGTGCCGTAGATTTGATCGTTTACCCTTACCGGCCCGTTTGCCTGCACGTATTCCTTGAGACGCCCGGTGATCATCTTGTCCGTCTCCCGCACGGCCAGGAGCAGGGTCGCCGCTTTCTCGGCCTGTTCCCGGGTAGCCGGGGCCATGACCTCCACTGGGATGAGGGCCGACTGCATAACCGGGCAATGGCTTTGCACTCCACACCATGAGCAGTAAGACCCGGGTGTAGGGTCATACTTTTTATCCGATTCGATGGTGGCCACCAGTTTTTCCAGTTCGGCCGGCACGGTGTCCAGGTCTTCCGGGAGCAGCAAGATTTCACGCTCGGCGCCGTATCTGAGAAAGTGGAGCCGTAGCAGAATTTCTTGAGCATCCGGATAGAGCGCCCGGCGCACTGCCCACCCGTAAATCCGGGTCTGGAGGTTCTTGTCGATGTCCATGACCGCCCTGTTGGATTTCCAATCTTGCACCACGACTAAGCCGCCCTGCCGGTAGGTGAGGTCCACCACGGCCCGGAAAAAGGCGTCCTTGGCGAACCACTCCACCGGCTCCCATGCCCGGTTAAAGGCGAGTTGCTTTTCAACCCCAGGGGCTGCCATGGGCGGCAAGATAAAGTTTTTCACGAACCGGGGCCATACCTCCAGCACGTCCGCCGGGGCCTCCTTGGGGGTGATCGCCTGGGCATAGGTCCAGTCGGTTTGTAGGCCAACGTCAATGAGCCGGAGCAGGTATTTCGCCGCCAGTTCGTGAAGCATCTGGCCGATGATAAGCGGTTCGCTGGTGGCCCGGGGGATTTTGTCGATGCGGATGAGCTTATAGGCGTAAGGGCACCCCCCATGCACGTCGCCGCCGTGGTACATCTCCAAAGCTGAGTGAGAATATCCGATTTTTTTACCCATAGTTTGGCTCTCCTGGCTCATGGTTATCTCTCCGCTCGCGCTCTGGCCAATTTCGATAATGACCAGAGCTTTTGGGCCTTTTCTTCAAAAGACGCCTCGCCATAGAACGGTACTGCCCCCAGGTTCTGGTGATAAAGGTTTTCGGCTTTCATCCCCTCTATTTCTGCGTTAACTGCTAATGCCTCAATCATGGTTTGCAGCAGCAAGCCTACCCTAAATGTGTCCATATTGCCTCCTTCGCCTCCCCCGGGGACCGGCTCTTTGCTCAGTACCGGCTCCTGGTGTTAGGGTTGACGTTAGTCGGGAATTCGCTCATAGATAGTCTTCGTTATCACCTTGGCCGCCACTTCGCAGATGCTGTCGGGGTTAAATTCCCATCCGATTTCTCTCGGAGAATTATCGCCCGTGGTATATGCATCCAGGAAACCGATGAGCATCCCGTCAACCTCGGCCACCACAAAAACATCGGTCCACCACCGATGCTCGCCTTTTTGAGCCTCGTACACTCGGTTGGCATTAAAGAGGGTTTCGATCAGGGTGTCCTCAGAAACCCCATAGCCCTGGCGCAAATTGTATTCGGTTAAATGCTGTCTGATTTTGTCGTTCATAAATCCTCCCTTGGGGCCTCCCCGCTCTTTGTCCAATACGGGTCGGCCCCGGTTGTGGTTAGCATTATCCCGGCCCTGGATGTGCGGATGGTGCCGGGCTAGGAGTGATTAAAACAGTGATTTACGAGTCCCCCCGTTACCCTTGGGCACCTGGTGAGAAGCCACGACCGCCGCCGGGGTAGCATCCAACCGCTCCTTTCCCTCCTGGGCCTCATCCGCCGCGGTGACCACCTTGAGCACAATCCCAGCCTCGTTAAAGGCTTTTCCGATCTTCTGCACCGTCAACCCGCCGGCCACTTCCGCCAGGTTGTCCACCAGTTCAAGGGTCATGGTCATGTCGCCGCCCAGGTCCGGCCCCCAGTCGAGCCACCAGCCGATGCGGACGCCTTTGGTGGTCACCAGGGCACAGGGCAGGTCCACAACTGCATCAGGGGACTTTGCCAGTTCCATGAGAGCCGGGAGGGTGATTGCCCTGTCAAGGGGCTCCTGGTCCCCTCCGTTTCCGGGGTCCTGGTCTTGCGTCCCTGCCGCTGCTGAGGGTTCCGGGTCGGGGGTACTGGGTTGGGTAGCCTGGGTCTTTTTCTTGCCGCCAGTGGGCTTAGGTGCGGTTGTTTCGATGACCACCCCCTCGGGGTAAAATTCTTCCGCCGTTTCCACCTGCTCTTGTGTCGGTTCCTCATGCGGGGCGACAAGCAGGCGTCGGGCCTGATCCTCAATCAGGTCCATCCTGATCTTGTGCTCCACGCGTTGCCGAGCCCGTTCATATCCCAACTCAGCCAGCTCACTCTCCGGCCCCCGGTATTCGATGCTCATGACGAAAACCACCATGGGTTTGCCGGTGGTGGGGATGGTGACCGTTTTAGGCGAGAGCACCAGCATCAGGGGGATACCCGATAGCGGCCCCCCGGTGATTGCCTTGATGAGCGCCATTGACGACAGGATGGCATTGACGCTGTTAAAGGAGGTCGTCCTAAAAGACCAGACGCCGCCCACCCGGTTGACGCCTTCGATGAGTACGGACAAAGTTCCGAGGGTCTTGCACTTGTCCTGCTCCTGGTACATGGGGTCTTGCCGCTCACAGGGGCACGGGCACGACTGGTAGTTCCCATTCTCGCCGGTGAGCCGTGAGGCCGTTTCCCCGTCCCCGGAGCACCAGCACCGGGAGCCTTTGTAGCAGGCATAGCGGGTAAAGAAATTCAAGTCGATGTCATCGTATAAAAGCCGGATCGGGATTTCGGTGAGTTTGCTGCCCCCGGGGTTGATTTGGGCCATAAGGTCGGTGTCGGGCATGAGGCGCCCGGCCGCGTCCCTCTGCATGGTCGTAATAACGATGTGGTCGAGCTTCTTGGGCTGGGCGAATTGCTTGCCCTGGGCTGAGGTCTTCATCTCGCCCTTCTCCCCGATCTTAATCCGGCCTCTCTCTGCCAATCTCGGAATGAGATTTTTAATCATCAAAAAACCCTCCTTACCCTTGGGGTATTATTTGCCATCGATAAAATAGGCGGCCACGTAGATCGAAGCCCAGCCGCCGATCAGCAGGAGAAACAGCGCGGCCATCTTTAGCCGATCCCGCCACGACTCACCCCGTCTCAGGGGCCAGAAGATATTGAGTAGTTTCGTGTCTCTACCTCCTGCACCGCCCGGGCCTCTTGCTCCGCCCACAACGGCGCCCAAATGTCCTCATCTAGCCGCAGCATGACCCCGCCGCATTCAATGCAAAGGGCCATGTGATCGTCGACCCCGGCGATGCGCTTGTCACTTTCGCCGCAGTCAGCGCAGAGATACTCATATAGGGGCATAAAACCTCCTCGTCTCAACCCCACGCCTGGGCATGGGATTCGTATTTTGCATTCCGTTCATGGCACCGGGGGCATATCCTATGCTCATGACTCCAAAACGGTTGGCTGCAAGCCAGGCAGATCCGCTTAACCATATTTTCGATGCGAGTACCGGATTTCATGTGCTGCCGTTGCCACCATAACTTCCTCGCCTTTCGGCATGACTCCCGGCCGCAAGTGATCTGGTCTTTCCTGTCCTTGAAATACCATCGCATACAACAAATGCACTTCTTGCGGTCCGGTCGTTTTCTGCGGTTGTCGATCTTCTCAAGCATTTTTTAATTCCCCCCGGCCCCCATAGAAATAAACTCCGGTTTCCACATCGAAGTATCCGCCGCGCTTTCTCTGCATCCCCTTAGAGAACGTCCAAAACTCTAGTTCCCAGGTGATAAACCGTCCGCCGAGCCACCGGGAATTGCAGGCGTAGAGGGCCGACATATCATCTTTGAACGCTTCCCATGATCCATCCCGGCCCCAGCCCTGGACCTGCGTTCCCACGCAGTATAGGGGCTTCTCTACGATCTTGAGTTCCGGGATCGGGTTCGGTTCCAAGTAGATTTGCTGGGCTGTGGATTGCATGGTCATTGCCTCCATTCTGGATTTGAGCAAAGGCGCTCATTGAGGGTCGCGAATCCGCCAGAACTCGTGACCCCGATCAGAGCCTTCACTGAGTTTCGGTTTAAGGGTTATCGTTTCGCATCGCACTTCCCGGCTGCTACTCGCGCCCTTGCCGCTTTCGGTACTTGCTGGCCTTCCGCTCACCCCTGGGGTTAATGGGCTGGCCTACACCTGAGCTTTCCCTACGTCGCGCCGCCTGCGCTTTCGCCTCACTTCCGGTTCTTAGCTTCGCCACGGTTGCCGGGGCCGTGTGCCCCCAAATTGTCTCGGGTGTCAGGTTCATCACCTTGGCGCCCGCGCCGCCAGATGGTTTCGGTTCCATCGCCTACCTGCCCTACCAGATTCGATCTGTCGGCCAGGCGGGGCCGGAATCCCTCCTGTCGCCCCATTTGCAATTTTTATGAGGCGCTACCCTCTACGGTTGCTATCCCGTCTCCGATTGGCTGGGGTCCGGTTTCTGCTTTAGTTTGCTGGCCGCCGTGAGCCTGGCCACCCCCGCCTTGATTTTTGCGATTTTTTGTCGGTTGTGGCTAACCTCCTTGATTTGTTGTGATTGTTTGATTGATTGTCTTTAGCGTATACCAATTTGATATACACGTCAAGTAAAAAAGTACCTATTTGATATTTTTATTAGCTTCGGGAGGCCGACTCTCGGGATTATCTATGGGATGGCTTTAAAGCGGAGCAGACAGGAAGGTAATTTTCCAGTTGACTTCGCCGCCCGGCATAGGGCATCTTGGCGAGAGGAGGGACTTGATCGTGGAGACTTTGAGCAAATTACTCGCGGGCTTAATCGTCGCCTTTATCGGCTTTTTAGCGATCCCCGGGCACGATATGGTGGTGGTCTACAAATCGCCGGAAGCGTTCCGGGAGGCCATGGCGCTCTATGATGCCAACAACAAAACCGTGACCCCCGCTTACATCGCCAGGACCTTGGGGCTAGTGCCGAAGGGCACGAAGGCCGACCTGATGGAATGCTCATGGAGTTATGGCTTGAACAAGGTGCTCATTACTACGGGAGCACAGGCGGGGAAGGTGGGCTGGGTGCCCATTGAATGGTATCATTCAGAGTAGGCGGGGGTTTGTGCCTTAAACGACTAGGCACATATCGAACTCAGGGTAAATCAGTCCTTCGCTACTAGGAATCCTACACAAATATTCTGATTGCCATGTTTGTTCTGATACCTGCCTCTTTTTAGTTATCGCATTTTCTATTGTGTAATAGCCGTCTGCATTGACTGCCCTTCCTTGGCAATCTTCCCACAAATAACATTCAGCGCAAATTCTTCCTTCACATTTTTCTAAAACGTCGAGCAAACACCAATGATATAGCCGATACCCCCGGCTCGGGGCCTCTTCCACGATCTGCTGCATGAGGCCGTAAGTCTTGTGCATGGTGCTGTAGATGTGCGTGCTGGCCTGGTGGCCGCCCTTGGTCATGGGGGTGGATAGTGCCGCCTCGTAAATCCTGGGGTCCATCTCATCAATCTCATCGAGCTTGACTTTTTGCGGGTGAGCGCCGCGGACGCTTTTAGGAGAGGCGGTGAGCAAGTTGATGCTGGAGAAATTCTTGAGCACCATGGACCGGGTAAGCATTTCGCCGTCCTTATCAGATTTCCCCCGGCGCATTTGTTTGGCTGAGGCCAGCAGGTAGTGGAAACTCTTGTTCACCAGCCCCCAGCCATCCCCGCCCCCGGTCAAGTGCTCATACATCCGGTTGCTCTGCTCCAGGGAGCCGGCCAGAACCTGCGTAGAGCATCCTGGCTTGAATACCATGTCCAGGAAAGCTACCAACCCGCCTAACAGCGTCTTGCCGCCGCCCCGGTTAGCCCAGCAGATAGCGTTCAAAGTCCGCTCGAAAAAGGCGTCACAGAGGTATTGGGCGGGGGAGTCGTGGCCAGGGCATACGCGGGCCTGGGGGATGCTGAGGGATTCGCCTGACTTGCCCCGGAAGAGAGCCTTGACGAATAGCAGGAGTTCGGCGTCGGTGGTGAAGGGGTGCTGGCGATAGTGCTCTATCAGGCGTCGGTCATCGGCGGTGAACATGGGGCAAGCTATCCGGTCTCAGCCGGTTCCTTCTTTTCCTTCGGCAGCTTCATTTTCAATCCGAATCCGACCAGGCCCTCAGCCCGGAAATACCTCTCTACCGAAGGTGCCAGGCCGCCATCGGGGGTGATGATCCCGTGGGCCTTGAGCCGGTCGAAGCCGGCGAGGGCAACTCCGGCGGGCACGTCGGCCAGGTACGCCAGGCGGGTGAAGTCGAACCGGATGGTGGCCCAGGGGTCATTGGCAGATTCCGGGGTAGTCCCCTGGACATCATCCCTCTCCACCGCGGGCCAGGCGAGCGCCAGCCGGTAGAGGGCGGGGGATGACCGGATCAGGGCTATTTTGCGCATGGGGCAAAACCTTTAATATTGTTTATGCGCATAGTGCGCCAGGCTTTTAGTGCGGCCAGTTTACATCCAATATCCCTGTCTTTAATTACATTTGTTGGGCCTAAAGGATAGTATTTAAAAATAGCTGAATCCATGATAGTCTTTTTATTTTTACTCTTATAGCTGTTATAAATAGGCACCATATTTTTAACCATGGCATCAATAACTATATCTTCAATGAAATACGTTATATTCGAACCGTGATATTGTTGAAGCATCCATTGATAATAATGCCAAGTTAAATGAGTAAAGAATTGGAAGCCACGGTGTTTAAATAAATTATTAATCCCCACCTCTTCTGTAAATTGTTTACTATATAAGCCACCAACTTGATCTCTTCCTCTCATTAAATTAATATATATTACGGTTGGCGACGCTAAACCAGTGGAATCAAAGCAGGACGTCATAAAATCTTTAGCTACTTTTCTGGTTAATCCTGAACATAAATCAGCTATAATAATATCTATTGGTGGGTTACCGGTCCAATTTCTAATAAAATCTACTATATCAATGCATATAGCCGGTCTTTTTAATTGCTTTATTTTGTTTACTTTCATAACATCTGCATCTATGGCTATTAAATTGCAATCTTTAAACCCCTTTTGTATTGCTATCTCTCTGTCTATATCATCTGGGCCTGCCAAATATGCTACTATTAATTCTTGTGGCTTTTTATGCGACATGCGAATTATTTGATTCCATGCCCACCTACGATGATTGTTCTTTGTGCCGTATTTATAACAATCGAGACCCATGTCTTACACCTTTTTCTTTTTAATAGTAATATCGGGGTCGCAATTACATTCTTGTCCAGAATAAATACTGCACCATTCATCATGGGCAACAATTACATCATAAATATTTGGCGGATATTTCTTTTGATCCCATACCTTGCCCAATTTCTTGAGATAGTTATGCATAAAATCAATCTTCCGTCAAAACCGAAAACTTGTAGCCGCACTCAGGACAAGTCACTGTGCCGCCCTCTTTCTTGATAGCTTTGGCCGGGGGAGGATCGGTGTCAAGAAATTCCAGTTCGCCTGGGTCAAACCCGGTCAACCCCAAATCGAAGTCCATCTCCTCCAGGGCCTTGAGTTCGAGCGCCAGGGCTTCGGGGAACCACTCACTTTCTGCTGTGCGGTTGTCGGCCAGGGAAAAGCCCCGCTCTTGGGCCTGACTGAGGTGCGTCATCCGGCGGCAAGGCACCACGCCGACCCCGAGTTTCTGATATGCCAGGACCGAACCATGCCCCGCCAATATCACGTTGTCGGCATTAATCACGATGTTCTTAGCAATCCCGTACTCTTTGATGCTTCGGGCGATCTTGTCCACCTGGGCTTCAGGGTGCGCTTTAGCGTTCCGCTCGTAAGGCTTGAGTTGGTCAATCGGCACCATCTCGATTTCAAAATCCTTCAACCCCACAGGCTTCTTATTCATCCCCCGCCTCCTCCTTACCGCCGCCCCCGGCCTTAGCCTCAATCCTGAGCAGCATGTACTTTTCCCGTATTTCCGGCTTATCGAATGATATCCCGTCCTCAATCGCTTCCGGCATTTTGAACACCGCCCCACACTCTTGCAGGAGCTTTTTCATTTCCTTGAGAGCTTCCAGGGCGATCCGCGCCCAGCCCACGGCGACCGCGCTTCCGGGGTCCGCTTTCCCGACGTTCTCCAGGGCATCCCGGTAGAGCTGCTTGAGGCCGACAAGGGTTTCCCCTAGATGCAGCGCCCCGTCGATATGGTCAGCGAGCCACCGCAAGATTGCCTCATATCGCTTCACCAGGCGGTAGACTTGCTTCCGGTCTATCCCCAGATACCGGGCGATTTCGGTCTTCCCCATCTTTTGAAGTGTCAGAGAGTAGACTTCCATCGCCAGATTGTCGGTTTCTTCCCGCTTACCCATTCGCCGTGCCGCTCCTCCCGGCACTTGAGGACAGATTCAGTCTCGAATCGGCTTGTGGCCCGGTCTTATCTTGCCCCGTCTGGCCCGTCTAACGGCCCGCCATTGAACGATCTCCCCCGCACCCTACCCCTTGCATGGCCGGATCGCCTACGGGCTTCTTAGCGCCCCGTCCACCCCTTAAGGAAATATCGAACTGCATCACAGCTATGATGCGCCCCGATCCCCGCCTGGTGCTCCCGGTAGTCCCGCCATTCCTGGAAAAGCCGCTTCGGACAATGCCTAGAAAAAACCAGCCCCGATTCGCCCCGGGTCATCTGCGCTGCCTTGAGCCATTGCTTGACGAGTTCATGTCCGGCGTCTACCCGGCCCGGTGCCCCCAGGATATCTACGCCGAAAATTTGGGAGTAGGCGCGTAAGGCCTCCGGCTTTGAGACATCCCCCCATCCCCCCACCGGCTGCGCCAGGGGACCGTACCCCCGCTCCTGGTGGATGGCCAGGGCTATCTTTGCGTTTTCTTCATTCGTCCGGGCCGCCTGGAAATGGGCGAACAGGACCGTCAACCGCTCGCTGTCGGGGCTGGCCTGGACCCAGACGGTCGCGTTATTCCAAAAACCAAAATCAATGGCGAGATATAAATCATGGCCTGGCACATACTTGTCGTCTTTCATTGGCATTTTTCCTATTGTATTCATTGACGCATGACCTATGCCAAGCGTTATGATCCCTGGTATACATGTTATTTGGATCATCATACTTCCCGCAAACAAAGCATTTGCGCCACGATTTGTTTCCACATGCCAAAAAAGCTCTTAATCTTTTTTCAATAAATCTGTGATATTTTTCATCCTGACAAATAACATGATTTCCTTTACTGTTGTCGTTTTTTATGCCATTGGCATGATGAACAACCGCTCCCGGGGGCAAAGGTTTCCCCAATGCTTTCTCAGCGATTAAGATATGCTCATAAGCATAGCCATTGATGCTGTGCGGATGCGTTTTGTTCATTAATCTTGGGTATCTATTTTGATGAATCCTTCCACCAGCCCACTTCCAATTATTTGTTCCCCTGGAATGATGGCCATGAATATATTTATTCGGGACGCCTTTGCTGGCTCCTTTTCTGGTGCTTGATGCCAATTTAGTTTTGCCGCCACAACCACAGGCGCAGTCGCCTGAGGGAATTAATTTGACAGGAATCCCATTTATGATAATTTCGGAATAGCTCATGACCGATCCTCCTCGATAGGATGGTTTTGGGTTAGGGCCTTGCGGGTGTCTCACCACCTTCAAGGCTCGTTTCATATTATGGATATTCGGCTGAATTGTCAAGATATTTCCCTCAAGTCCAGCGCCAGGAACAACGGCCAACCGGGGGTGTAGCGGTCATCGGTCATGGAGCCTCGTTAATCTTCCGGATCGCCTGTCTCCGCCGCCACTCCATCTCCCGAGTCTGATTCGGGGCCGGCTTGGGTTGACCAAAGACCCTGCCGCACCTCGGGCATTCGATACGGATAGCACCTTCAAGCAGATTGAGCCTGGCGCCGCAGGGACAGCAGAGCTTTTTGCGTCTCATAACCACCTCACCCGCGGCTGGACTTCCATCGCCAACCCCAGTACCAGAAAATGCAGCGCCCCGATTCCGAAATTATCCATTTCTAGAGGCTTATCTCGGAACGGCTTCCTGGGGTCTTTGTCCGGCATCCGATATCGAAAAAACTCTTGCACTGTCTTTGAACATTCCTGAGAGAAACTGATCCCCCCTTGAACAGCCTTGAGTAGCAGTTCCTTTTTAACCGGGTCATGCTCCCCCTTGAGTACCGCCGCTATCGTCATTGAT